TTTCTAGCACGAATGGGCGGCAATTCTGGCCCTGAGATGAAAGATGGAAAGCCTACCCGACTTTTACTTTCTCTTAGAGCTTGGGGCGCAACGTCCAAGGAAGACGCTAAAGCCAAGGCTAAAGCGATCTCTAAGAGGAATAGTAAATGAGGCCAGTATCAGTCGGAGTTAGCCCAACAGCAAATACGCTGACAACTGTTTATACAGTTCCTACGGGTTATTACGCCAAGTTTACTGTGATGTACATCCACAACACTGGTGGTTCGACTAAACACATTACTGTCCAATGGTATGACGCTAGTTTAGCGACTACTTACGATATTCTTACTCAATACGACTTTACTTCAAAGGCATATCTTCAATTTGATGGCAATGCTTATATTGTTTTAGAAGAAGGCGATAAAATTCAAATTACTACGCAAGCCGCTAGTACCTTTAGTTTTATTGCAACATTTGAAATTGAAGGGTCACAGAGAACATGACTTACTTAGAACTTGTTAACGATGTGCTAGTTCGCTTGCGTGAAAGTACAGTTTCTACTGTTGGCGAAACAACCTATTCTTCTTTGATTGGAAAGTTTGTCAATGATGCCAAGCGTCAGATTGAAGATTCCTTTAATTGGAATGTTCTTAGCACTACAGTGACTATCACAACTGTTGCGAATACACACGCTTATTCAATGACGGGTGCGGGTCAAAAGTTCCAAGTTAACGATGCTATCAATTCAACAAGTTTTATTGGTTTAAAAAATATCAGTTTTGTTGACATGAACCGCAAACTGAACTTTGGCACTCCATCAACAGGCATACCTTCTGAGTTTACTTTTGATGGTGTTGACTCTAGTGGAGACACAAAAGTAGAGTTATTTCCAATTCCTAATGGGGTCTATACAGTCATGTTTGACTTGGCTGTACCACAAGCAACTCTGTCATCAGATGCTACATCTGTGAAAGTTTTAGATTATTTGGTTGCCCAAAGTGCTTATGCAAGGGCTTTGATTGAGCGTGGCGAGGATGGGGGAACTGCCTCTTCCGAAGCCTATGCTTTATTCAGGGGAATGCTATCGGATGCTATTGCACTTGAAGGCACTCGCTATGTAGAAAACAACTTTGAACCCGTGTAATGTCTAAACCTTTACAAAGTTACAGTCTTTCAGCACCAGGCTTCTATGGCCTGAACACTGAAGACTCGCCCCTTGATTTAGGTGCTGGTTTTGCTTTGGTTGCGACTAACTGCATCTTGGATCAGTATGGACGAATTGGTGCTAGAAAAGGTTGGTCAAGGGTTAACTCATCTTCTGGCAATCTAGGTGCTAATGACGTTGGTGTGATCCATGAGTTAGTTCAGACTGATGGAACTTTGACAGTCCTATTCGCTGGCAACAACAAACTATTCAAACTTGGCACTTCTAATGCGGTGACTGAGTTGACCTATGGTGGGGGGGGGTCTGCCCCCACTATTACGGCAAGTAATTGGCAAACTGCATCTTTGAATGGCATTGCATACTTTTTCCAAACAGGTCACGATCCACTCATTTATGATCCCGCTATAAGTACAACTACTTATCGCAGAATATCTGAGAAGTCAGGGTATGTTGCTACTGTTCCACAAGCTAATATTGCTATTTCAGCATTTGGTCGTCTATGGGTGGCTAATACTGCTACAGATAAAACAACTATTACCTTCTCTGATCTGATTGCGGGTCATGTGTGGGGGGGTGGTACTTCAGGCTCACTAGATGTATCTCGTGTATGGCCTAATGGTGCTGATGAAGTAATGGGCTTGGCTGCTCACAATGATTTCTTGTTTATCTTTGGTAAACGACAGATTCTTGTCTATTCTGGTGCTTCTACACCCGCATCTCTTGTTCTGAGCGACACAGTAGGCTCTATTGGTTGCATAGCAAGGGATACTATACAAAGTATTGGTACTGATGTTGTTTTCTTGTCAGATTCAGGTGTTCGCTCACTAATGAGGACTATTCAAGAGAAGTCTGCTCCTTTGCGAGACCTATCTAAGAATGTTCGTTTTGACCTTGCATCGTCTTTAGCAAGCGAAACATTGGCTAATTTGAAGTCTGTTTACTCAGAAAAAGAAGCCTTTTATCTGCTTGTTTTACCCGCATCTTTCCAAGTTTACTGCTTTGATACCAAACAAACATTGCAAGATGGGGCTTCCCGTGTAACCAAGTGGGACTCAATTGCTCCTACTGCTTTGCGTTCATTGCGTAATGGCGACTTGTACATTGGTAAAAATGGTTATATCGGTAAGTATGGAACTTATCTTGATGACACAGTAACGTACCGATTTGCATACTACACAAACAATGCCGACTTGGGAAATCCTAATCAGATTTCCATTCTAAAGTCTGTAACTGCTATTGTGATTGGTGGATCAGACCAGTATCTTTCAATCAATTGGGGATTTGATTATTCTGGTGCTTATCGTGCCGAGAACATCTATATTCCTTCACAGACAAGTTATGAGTATGGAACTGCTGAATACAACATTGCTGAATACACAAATGGAGTGCCAATTAAGACTCTTTCCGCCAATGCTTCAGGTGCGGGAAAGATTGTCCAGACGGGATATGAAACAACCATTAAGGGTGTCTCATTTTCATTGCAAAAGATTGAAATTCAAGCCAAAGATGGCAAAATGGGCTAAGAGGTAAACCATGTCAAATTACACCAAAACCACTAACTTTGCATCAAAAGACAACCTTTCACCTGGCAATCCTCTAAAGATTGTCAAGGGTACTGAGATTGATACCGAGTTCAACAACATTCAAACTGCTGTTGGCACTAAAACAGACAATGCTTCTGCTGCCATTACTGGTGGTTCAATCACAGGTATCACAGACTTAGCGGTTGCTGATGGCGGTACTGGTGCTTCTACTGCTGCCAATGCTCGTACTAATTTAGGTGTTGCGGCTAGTGGTGCTAATAGCGACATTACGTCAATTACTGGCCTTACAACTGCTTTGACAGTAGCTCAAGGTGGTACAGGTGTAGCCACTTCTACGGGTACAGGCTCAGTTGTTCTGTCAAACAGTCCTACTCTGGTGACCCCCGCCTTGGGAACTCCCGCTTCTGGTACGGCTACAAACCTTACAGGTCTGCCGATCTCCACAGGTGTTTCAGGTCTTGGTACTGGTGTGGCGACATTCTTGGGTACTCCATCAAGTGCTAACTTGGCTTCAGCAGTTACAGATGAAACTGGTTCTGGTGCTTTGGTGTTTGCCAATAGCCCAACATTGGTTACTCCTGCTTTAGGCACTCCATCAGCCTTGGTTGGCACAAACATCACAGGTACTGCTTCTGGTTTGACTGCGGGTAACGTTACAACTAACGCAAACCTAACAGGTGCGGTCACTTCTGTTGGCAATGCTACATCCCTTGGTTCATTTAGCTCTGCTAACCTTTTGGGTGCTTTGACAGATGAAACAGGAACAGGATCGGCAGTATTTGCTACATCACCTACTTTGGTGACTCCTATCCTTGGAACTCCTACTAGCGCAACTTTAACGAACGCTACAGGGCTTCCAATCTCTACTGGTGTGTCAGGTCTAGGAACTGGTGTAGCAACGGCTCTAGCGGTCAATGTAGGCTCTTCTGGCGCACCTTTGGTTAATGGTGGTGTGCTTGGTACTCCATCTAGCGGTACTGCAACCAACTTAACTGGCTTGCCTTTGTCTACTGGTGTAACAGGAACACTACCTGTTGCTAATGGTGGAACAGGAACAGCAACTCCTAGCATTGTTGCGGGAACAAACGTAACTGTTACTGGCACATGGCCTAACCAAACTATTGCCGCATCTGGTGGTGGCGGTTCACCAGGCGGTTCTACAACTCAAGTTCAATACAACAATGCAGGTGCGTTTGGTGGTATTACTGGTGCTACTACTAATGGCACAGCATTGACTCTTGTTGCTCCTGTTCTTGGTACTCCCGCAAGTGCTACTCTAACTAACGCTACAGGTCTTCCTTTATCCACAGGTGTAACAGGAACACTTCCTATTGCAAATGGTGGTACAGGTCAAACCACATTGGCAGCAGCTAGTATTGTTACTTATACAGGCACAGAGACTTTAACCAACAAAACCCTGACCAACCCAACTGTTACTAACTATGTTGAGTCTGTGGTGGCTATTGGTAACTCAGGCACTACTCAGACCTTATCTCTAACAAACGGTACTGTGCAGACTGTGACAATGACTGGTAACTGTACATTCACCATGCCTACAGCTACTGCGGGTAAGTCTTTTATTCTGATCTGCACACAAGATGGAACGGGTAGCAGAACTGCTACGTTTACAAGTGTTAAGTTTCCAGGTGGTACAGCACCAACTCTAACCACTACCGCAACCACGGGGGTAGATATTCTGACCTTTGTGGCTAACGGCACATCTTGGTTTGGCACATACGCACAGGCGTTCGCATAATGTTTGCGGCTAAAGACTCATTGTTAACCCGCCCAAGTGCTGTTGCGGGCTATCAAATCTCACGCAGTTTGCGCTTTAATGCCGCAGACAACGCCTATTTGAGCAGGACTCCAGCAAGTTCATCTAGCAAAACTACATGGACATTTAGCACATGGTTTAAACGAAGTTCTTTAAATAATTACCAAACAATTCTTAGTGCTGGACAACCAAGTAGTTCTGTTTATCTTGTTGCATTATTTTTTGCGGACAATCAACTTGATTTAGCAGTTTATGGCTCTGGTGGCGCACAAGAAGGGCGTGTAACTTCAACTGCTGTTTATCGTGATTTATCTGCTTGGTATCATGTGATGGCTGTGGTTGACACAACAAATGCAACTTCTTCAAACAGATTGAAGTTATATATAAACGGCTCACAAATCACAACGCTTTCTTTGGCATCTTATCCAGCGCAGAATTCTATTTATGCTGTTAATTCGACAGACCCACATTTTATGGGTACTTACTCATACGGCACAACATTAAACAAGATTGATGGATACCAAACAGAAACATATTTGATTGATGGTCAAGCCCTAACCCCATCATCATTTGGTGAAACTGATACACAAACTGGTGTGTGGAAGCCTAAAGCCTACTCAGGCTCATACGGCACTAACGGCTTCTATTTAAACTTCTCAGACAACTCAAACACCACAGCCGCTACATTGGGTAAAGACTACTCAGGTAACGGCAACAACTGGACACCTAATAACTTCAGCGTGAGTTCGGGTGCGGGTAATGACTCTCTTTTTGATTCACCAACATCGTATGGAACTGATACTGGTGTGGGTGGGACTGTGCGAGGTAACTATTGCACATGGAATCCGCTTGCAAAAGGAACAGATGGTTCTGGCCTTACATTGTCAAATGGCAACCTTGACGGATTAACTCCTTCTAATGCAATTACTGGAGTGCTTGGTACTATTGGTGTTTCATCTGGAAAGTTTTATTGGGAAGTAACTCCAACTGCTGATGGAACTGTTGCAATGATTGGTATTGGTTTACCAACAGCAAACGTCAACAGTTATGCTGGCGGTGCTGGTAGTCAGTCTTGGGGGTACTACGCCAATGGAGATAAGTTCTTTAATGATGTAAATACAGCCTATGGTGCTACATATACAAACAACGATGTTATTGGTATTGCATTGGACATGGATGCTGGAACAGTTGCGTTCTACAAAAATGGAACAAGTCAAGGAACTGCATTTACTGGGTTAACTGGGACAATTCTTCCAATGATGGGTGATGGTGGTACTGTTGCCGCTGTTGCATTTAATGGTAACTTCGGTCAACGCCCATTTGCCTACACAGCCCCAAGTGGCTTCAAAGCACTTTGCACACAGAACTTGCCAACGCCTACGATTGGGGCGACTACGGCTACGCAAGCGGGTAAGTTTTTTGATACATCTCTTTACACAGGAAATGCGGGTGCTTTAACAGTTACAAATTCAGGATTTCAACCTGATTGGTTATGGATTAAACGCAGAGATGCTTCTGGCCCATATCACAATGCTTTTGATTCTGTTCGTGGTGTCAACAAGATATTGTTTCCCAATGTTACAGATGCCGAATATACAAGTGCAAATTACCTTACATCTTTTAACTCTGGCGGATTTACGCTTGGTGCTGGTGATACAGGCACAAACGCAAATGGTGCAACTTATGTTGGATGGCAATGGAAAGCCAACGGCTCTGGCTCATCCAACACAGCAGGGACAATCACTTCAACAGTAAGCGCAAGCACTACGAGTGGGTTTTCAATTGTTACCTACACAGGCACAGGATCAGCGGCTACGATTGGTCACGGATTAGGTATTGCGCCATCTATGCTTATTTTTAAGTCAAGAAGCAATGGCGCTGAAAACTGGAATGTGTATCACAAGTCAATAGGAACTTCTAATAACATCTTGTTAAATACAACAGGCGCAATGTTTAACGATACAGCATTTATTAACAATACTGCACCAACATCATCTGTGTTATCGGTAGGTGGTTCTGGTGCAACTGGTACTAATCAAGGAAGTGCAACTTTTGTTTGCTATGCGTTTGCACCAATAGCAGGGTATTCTGCGTTTGGCTCTTACACAGGCAATGGTTCTACTGATGGGCCTTTTGTGTTTACGGGTATGCGCCCCGCTTATGTCATGGTCAAACGCACTGATAGCACTTCTGATTGGTACATTTGGGATACCAAAAGAGACACATACAACGTAGTTACAAACACATTATTAGCAGATACATCTGGTGCTGAAACATCTGCAACTTCTATTGATAATTTGTCTAATGGCTTTAAATGTCGTTCAGCAACTGTAGTTAACGCATCAGGCGGCAGATACATCTACATGGCATTTGCAGAAGCACCGCAGAAATTTAGTTTGGCCCGTTGAGGTCTAGGAGAAAACAATGCTCACATTAAACGGCAGAACGCTTAACCCTGATGAGGGGTTTCAGCACGAGGGTACAAGCTACCCACAGAATTGGCTACGCCTGACAAGCCTAGAAGAAAAGCAAGCCATTGGCATTGTGGAAACTCCTGATGTTGTTGCACCTTGGTATGACCAACGTTTTTATTGGGGCGTAGACAATCCCAAACTCTTGAACGACAGAGAAGAATCTGACGAGCAAGGCAACCCCCTGTATGTGAAAGTCTTAGGCACAGTTGATGGACAGCCAGCAATGGTCAACTCCACAGAACGTCTAGTAACAAGAGGCATGAAGCACCAATGGATTGCTCAGTTTAAACAAGCGGCAAACTCAATGTTGGCTCAGACCGATTGGATGGTCATTCGCAAGGCAGAGCGTGACGTGGCTATTCCTAGTGATGTAGTGACTGCAAGGGCTGCCATTATTGCTAATTGCACAGCTAAAGAAACGGCTATTACTGCTTGCAATACTGTGGAAGAGTTAATTGCCGTGGTAACTAGCGCATAAAGGAAAATATCATGGCAACACAATCAGAAATTAATGCGGCATTGGGATTGCCTCCTGGTATTAATCCAGATGGCTCTTGGAATGCCCAAGACTTTATGGCTCGTCAAGCTGCGGGTCAACCTAGCACTCAGGCTCAAGTAGATGCGGCTAATGCGGCTAATCCATATTCTGCTCAGAACATGGCTAAAGTTGATATAACAAGGCCAGGTCAATATGTGCAAGATACTGGTGGTAATTATGTTGCTTTGACTCCAAGTGTTGCGGGCTATGACGCTACCAATCCAACAGCATTAACGTACTTAGGTGAGTTAAGAGCTAAAGGTGGACAAGACTCTACATCACAAGCATTTAATGCAACTGCAACTCCTGCACAAAAGGCTGAAGCTGACAGATTGTGGAAAATTGAGAAAGCTCGTCTTGATGAGATTGATCGCCTAGCGGCTATTGAGGCAGAAAGAGTACGTTTGGCTAGTGGTACAAAAACTGGATTGCTTACTGGTCAGGTAGATCAAGGTACTAATCGTGGAGCCGCATCAAAAGCAGCCCCTAATCCTGCAGCAGTACCAAAAGGCTTCATTGAAGGTCTAACAGCTATTCCAAACGTAACTGACCAACAGATTGTTTCTGCAATGAAGACGGCTAAAGTTTCTCCAAAGAACTTAGCTGATGCGTTAGGAATAAATGAAGGTGAAGTTATTGCTCGTGTGGCGGGAACAGTACCTAATGGTCAAACTGTCCAACTTGGCGACACCATTGTTCAACCAAAATACAGAGTTACTGGTTCTGGTGAAACAGAAGAGATTGGCCCAATTGAGAATGTTTACTCATACAGAGTAAGTGACAACAAAGTTGGTGGTGGTTATACGCAATACAGACCAGATGGTACTGTAGAGCGTACTGGCACACAAGTGAAGGTCAACGCTACAAAAGACTTCATTAAGTTTGCTTTGACTGCGGGTGCTTTATTTGGTGGTGCGGCTTTAGCGGGTCTTGGCCCATCTGTTCAGGCGGTAGGTCTTACTGCGGCAGAAGCGGCAGGGTTGGGTTTGACTGCTACAGAAGCGGCTTCATTAGGTTTTACAGGAACACAATTAGCTGCGGCAGGATATACAGCGGCAGATATAACTGCGGCAGGACTATCAAGCACTTCGTCTACTGCCCTTACTACTGCGATTACTACTGATGCGGCTGCTGCGGCTACACAAGCCTCAACCATAGCCTCATCTACTGGTGGTTTATTAACTGCGGCTCAAGTAACTAAACTATTAGCTTCTGGTTTAACGGCAGACAATATATCAAAATTGGTATCTGGTGGTTTATTAACTGGTGGAAGTTTACTTCAACAACAAACATCTAAAGAGGCTACTCAGAAAGCACAAGCAACTATTGAGGCTGAAACTGCTGCGGCTAAAGCGGCTGCGGGATTTCGTCCAGTTGGAATGACGACTAGATTCGGCACTTCTGAATTTAAGACTGATCCTGTAACAGGTCAATTGATAAGCGCAGGATATAAGGCAAGTCCAGGTGTTTTGGAAGCTCAGAATCGTTTGGTTGCTTTGGGCAATCAAGGTTTGGCACAAGCAGAAGGCGCACAAGCTCAATTTGCCCCTTTGCAGACAGGCGCACAAAGTTTGTTTAATCTTGGCAATCAGTATTTAGCTCAATCACCTGAAGATGTTGCTAAAAATTATCTCAATCAACAGATGGCTTTGCTACAACCTGGTCGTGAGTTGGAATTAGCTAACTTGCAAAACAAACTGCAACAACAAGGCCGTGGTGGTTTAGCGGTTGCTCAAGGTGGTAATTTAGGCGCTACAACTCCCGAACTACAGGCTTTGTATAACGCTCGTGCTACTCAAGAGGCTCAATTAGCGGCACAGGCTCAACAAGCTGGTCAACAACAAGTTCTGTATGGTGCAGGATTGCTTGGTCAAGGCGCTAATGCTATGGGTGGATACTATGCGGGTCAACAAGCCGCCTATGCTCCATATACAACTGCATTAGGACAATTCCAGAACTTAGAGCAACTTGCTCAACAACCTTTGACTTTATCTGCTGGTCTTGCACAACAAAGTGCACAAGCAGGAACAAATGTGGCAAAACTAGGTTTAACAGGAGCGCAATTGAGTACCAATTTGGCAACAAGTGCAAACGCTACTGCTAATCCTTATGCTCAAGCATTGATGGCGGCAGGCAATCCTAATTCAGCATTTGGTCAAGTAGGCGCTAGTCTATTGACGAATTATTTGGGTAGCCCATCGGAAAACATCTTGAGTTCTAGTGCGTATGGACCAGGCATTGAAGGGTTTAATCGTATGCTCACAGACATTTACGGCTAAGGATAAATCATGGCAGACAATATCGTAACAAGTTTATTCGGTCTGAATCCTCAAATGTTTGAGAGACAACAGTATCAACAAGACTTAAAACAAGGTTATGACCTTGCTCAACTAGACCCAGGCGCTGCGGCTAGAGCGCAATTGCCTGCTGGCATTGGTCTGGTTGGTCGTGGCTTGGCGGGTGCTATGGGCATAGAAGACCCTCAGTTGAAGCTAATTAGCACTCGCAATGCTATTGCCCAACAGATAGACCAGACTAACCCTGAGTCAATCTTGAAAGGTGCTCAGATGTTGGCACAAGCAGGTGACCAACAAGGTGCTATGGCTTTGGCTCAATATGCTCGTCAAGCAGAAGGCGAAATTGCTCAAATTAAACAAAGACAAGCGGCTGCATTGGCTTCTACGGCTCAAGCAACTCGTGAGCGTCAACAAGCGATTCCTACTGATATTCAGATTGCTACTGAGATTGCTACTTTGGAAGACACACTCTTGCAAATTGAAGGTTTACCAGCAGACCCAGAGCGTACTCGTGCCAAGAATATGCTTAATACTCGTTTGGCAGAGTTGCGTAGATTGACAACTAAAGGCGAAAAAGCCCAAACATTTGGTACTGAAAGAGAAGCCGTTGCCGCAGAGTTGTATAACAAACCTTTTGCAGATTTATCTCAAGCTGAAAAAGCAGCGGTAAACAAACGTGTTGATGCAGAGAAGCCTAGGACTACGATTACCAATGTAATGCCTGGTGACAAAACATTGGCAGATATACCTGGCTTTAGAAAACAAGTTCAAGATACTGTTAAACCACAAAGCCAAGCTGTTTTTGCGGCTGACAATGCTCTTGAGAACATTCAGAACTCTATTGCTACAGGAAACTTTGCCTCTTATCGTGCGGCTCAGACTCAGTTTGCCAAAGCAATTGCGGGTGCGGGCGATTTGAGTCAGAAAGAGTTGAAGGCGGCTGGTGCTGATCCTGCATTGCTTGGTGGTACTGCTGACTATATTGCCACTTTGTTTACATCTACTCCTACTCTTGATACTCAAAATAAGATTAAGACTACTTTGGAAGCAATTAGGAAAGTTTCTATACAAAAAGCTCGTGCAGAAATTGAAGCGCAACGAAGAATTGCTTATAGCAACCCTGCTTTTGATAAAGCAAGAGTTGACCAAGCACTTGATTTCCCAGAGTTTTTAGGTGTTGCTGAGAAGAAAACCAATGCTAGAACGCTAAAAAGCGGTAAAGTTGTTACTGTCATTGAAGAATAAGGACGCATCATGCCAATTTATGAAATTGACGGGAAACGCTATCAATCAGATGCTCCTTTGTCGGATGCTGAATTAGAGGAGTTATCTGGTAAACCAACGCCTTCTATGGGTGCTGTAGTAGCTGAATCTGCACGAA